TTGAAGCCACCTGACTCATGAGCACACTGACCGAAGAAGTGAGCAGCCTGATTGTTAGTTAGCTTGAAGAAGTCTCTTGCTGCCTTATAAGTACCAGGTCCCCACTTGCCATCGGCTGTAATGCCGCACTTAGATTGGAGAGCCGCTAATGCACCAAGACCCGCTACAGCTGCAGCTGCCTTTGGAGCCGATGATGCTGGAGCTGCTGGACTCGCTACCTGAGGAGCTCCTGCAGCACGAGTTGTTGAAGGATCGAAGTCCTTCACAGTAGTATATACTGTTCCACCTGCTTTTGATTTTGAGGCGATCATACGTAGTTTACGGTTGCCACCTTCCTTCTTAATTGAAGCATGGACCCAACCAGAGTTCTTGTCACCTGCTGTATAGAACTCAAGAATGACTTGGTCAAACTCAAGATTATCAGCAACCCAGTCGGCAACCTTTTTGTTGTCTACGCCAGGAACTTCGAAGTCAATCGCTTGGCCATTGACGTGTTGTGATGTCTTTGATCCGCCAACCGCTTTATTCACCAGCGGTGCACGATAAGACGAGTTGATTTGAACCGGTTTGCCAAAGTGAGCACGAACTGGTTCGAGGATCTTTTCACAACAGTAGCGCATGTTTTCAATATGCTCTGCTGTAGGAGTATTGCTTAGGCCAAGTCTTTTAGCTGTAGGAGAGACGATCATCTCAGCGAGAGAAAAGTTTTCAGTCAACTTCATTTTTTTTCCTTTTACATGTGTACATTATTTGCAATTGGTGATATAACTAAAATATGTGTAGTGGCGAGGTAACATGAAATTTTATACAAACATCACCAGACACGGTAATCAGATCCTTGTTCGTGGACTCAATAACGGTAAGCCCGTAAAGTTCGCCACAAAGTATAAGCCGTACCTATTTATCCCATCTCAAACTCAGACCGAATATCGTAATCTGCGTGACGAGTACGTTGGCCGTATGGACTTCGATTCCATGCGCGATGCTCGTGAATTCCTACAAACATATGAAGATGTCAGTGGCATGGAGATCTTTGGTCTCACCGACTGGCCTTACATGTATATTTATGATAACTATCCTGGCGAGATTCGGTACGATCCGAGTCTCGTTTCCGTCTGTTCGATCGATATCGAGACCAGCATTGAAAATGGTTTCCCTGACATCGAACTTGCAGAGAATGAAATTACAGCTATTACCATCGGCCGCAATGGTAAGAAAACAGTGTTTGGCTGCGGTGATTATAAGGAGCACCTACCTAATGTTCAATATTACAAATGCGCAGACGAATCTGCTCTCCTTCTCGCCTTCCTTGAAGTCTGGAACGGATCGCTCTATTCACCTGACGTGGTCACGGGCTGGAACATCGAGTTCTTCGACATTCCGTACCTTGTCAACCGGATACGAAAGCTTCTCGGAGAAGATCAGGCTCGTCGTCTTTCCCCTTGGGAAATCCTACGTGAATACAAAGTCGAAATTCGAGGACGAACCAATGTGGCCTATACACCAGTAGGCATTGCCGTACTGGACTACATACATCTTTACAAGAAGTTCACCTACACTGAGCAAGAGTCTTATCGACTCGACTATATTGCTCAGGTAGAACTCGGTGAACAAAAGCTTGATTATTCTGAATACGATAACCTCGATGATCTTCGCTTCAAGAACTTCCAAAAGTATATTGAGTACAACATCCACGACGTTGAACTCGTTGAAAAGCTTGAAGACAAACTGAAGCTCATCGAGCTTGTCTATGCCATGGCCTATGATGCCAAGGTAAACTATGAAGACTGCTTGGCTTCGGTGAAGCAGTGGGATATTATTACTCATAACTATCTCTTAGATCGCAAAACAGTTGTTTATCAAAACAACAAGAACAAGAATGATAGACCATTCGTTGGTGGCTATGTTAAAGATCCAAAGCTTGGCATGAGTAAATGGGTTGTGTCGTTCGATTTGAACTCCCTTTACCCTCATCTTATTATGCAATACAACATCTCTCCGGAGACGCTTGTAACTCGTCTGGGCGATAAGATGACAATCGACGACCTACTTGTTGGCGGCGTGAGTAAGTACGAGAATGATATGAAAAGCTCGAACTGCACGATCGCCGCCAACCTTTGTGTTTACACCAAAGAAAAGCGTGGCTTCCTTCCTAGCCTCATGGATCGCATGTACAACGATCGCACCAAGTACAAGAAGGAAATGATCGAGGTCAAGAAGGAATACGAAAAGACCAAGGACCCTAAGCTTGTCAAGGAGATTGCTCGACTTGATAACATGCAGATGGCCAAGAAGATTCAGCTCAACTCGGCTTATGGTGCTCTTGGTAACAAGTGGTTCCGTTGGTTCGATGTGAACAATGCCGAAGCCATCACCATGTCTGGCCAGCTCAGCATTCGCTGGATTGAGAAGAAGATTAATTTCTATCTGAACGATTTGCTCGGTACTAAGAACAAAGACTATGTGATTGCATCTGATACTGACTCAATCTATATCACACTCGAAGGTCTGGTGAAACACGTCTTCCCAGATGGTGCTGATGATATGAAGATTGTGGAATTCCTTGACACTGCTTGTAAGAAGCGTATTGAGCCATTCATCGATAAGTCTTATCAGGAACTGGCTGACAGCATGAATGCTTATGCTCAAAAGATGCAGATGAAGCGAGAAAACATCGCGAACAAGGGCATCTGGAAAGCTAAGAAGATGTACATCCTGAATGTCTGGAATTCTGAAGGTGTTCAGTACGACAAGCCAAAGCTTAAGATGATGGGCATTGAAGCAGTTCGTTCTTCCACTCCAACTGCTTGTCGTGATAGCATTATGCCAGCGGCGAGAAGATCAAGTTCGTGTATCTCAAAAATCCGAATCCGACAAGAGAACACGTGATCTCTTGCTCGAATGGTCTTCCACAAGAATTTAATATGCATCAGTATGTTGACTACGATGTCCAGTTCGAGAAAGGCTATCTCAGTCCAATCGAATCAATCATCAAGACAATTGGCTGGCAAACGGAAAAACGCGCAACTCTAGAGGATTGGTTCTCATGATGGTAACAGAATACAATGGTAATGGACAATATGCAAATCGCAAAGCCGAGGTGCATAAGCAAATCTATGATGATTATTTTTATGTCAAGTTTTTTGAAAATGATCAGCACACTGAGACCAGAGTTTTGAAAGACAAAACATTACGATACGCTGAAGATTGCGCTGAAAACTGGACAATAGGAGTTATCAATGGCTAATATAGATTTAGACGAAGATTTCGATTTCGGGTTCACATCCGTAAGCGAGGATATCTTCACACAAGCTCAACTCACCGTAGAAGAAAGTCAAGCCAAGGCAGAAGCCATGTACAAACTTGTTCTTCCTCTATTAAACAACCTTGCCAAGGATGCAGAAAAGAATGCTTATATCCATTGGCCCAACCGTAAAGAAAAGATTGAAGCATTTAAAAAGAAACTTCAGTCTCTTATTGGTTGACATTATTTCATATACCGAATATACTGTAATACTACGAACAAGGAGATAATATGTCTGATTTACTTAATAAACTGCGTAAGAATTCTACAATCAAAGATACTGATATTCTTGCAGACTCAAAGTTCTTCAATGAGAAGGACACAATCTCCACCACGGTTCCTGCAATCAACATCGCGTTGTCCGGCAAGATCAATGGTGGATTTGCGCCAGGTCTTACCATTTGGGCTGGCCCATCAAAGCACTTTAAGACTTCTTTCAGTCTGTTGATGGCCAAGGCTTACATGGATAAGTATTCTGACGCCGTGCTAATGTTTTATGACTCCGAGTTTGGTACTCCTCAGTCCTACTTCGATTCGTTTAAGATTGACACAAGCCGAGTGCTTCATACTCCCATCACTGATATCGAGCAATTGAAGTTCGACATCATGAGCCAGCTTGAACAGATTGGTCGTGGTGAACATGTTATGATTATCATCGACTCGGTTGGTAACTTGGCTTCAAAGAAAGAAGTTGATGATGCTCTGAAGCAAAACTCAGCAGCTGATATGACTCGTGCTAAGCAGCTCAAGTCTCTGTTCCGTATGGTAACTCCTCACTTGACCATCAAGGATATTCCGATGGTTGTAGTAAACCATACTTACATGACTCAGGAAATGTTCTCGAAGCCAGTTGTATCTGGTGGTACTGGTATCTATTACTCGGCCGATAACATCTTCATTCTTGGTCGTCAGCAAGAGAAGGAAGGCAAGGATGTTGTTGGTTATAACTTCATCATCAACGTCGAGAAGTCTCGCTTCGTCAAAGAAAAGAGCAAGATTCCAATCGAAGTTTCTTGGGATGAAGGTATTTCCAAGTGGTCTGGTTTGATGGACATGGCTCTCGAGTCTGGCCACGTAATCAAGCCAAAGGTTGGTTGGTTCCAGCGTGTTGACATGGAAACCGGTGAGATCCTTGATAAGTCTTATCGTATGAATGATACTTATAGCTTTAGCTTCTGGCATCCAATTCTACAATGCCCGAAGTTCAATGAATTCATTGAGAATAGGTATCGTGTAGCTTCCGGTAGCATCATGCAGGAAGATGAAGTTGAATCCGTTTATGAGGAGCTGGAAGGCGAATGAAAATTGAGAATGTTATCTTCGGCAATTTGATTAACAATGAGGAGTATGCACGCAAGGTAATTCCATTCTTACAGTCAGACTATTTCAGTGACCAGGTTGATCGTACAGTGTTCGACCTGATCACTGACTATGTGAACAAGTACAACTCGTTTCCGACTAAGACTGCGCTTGACATTGATTTGAACGAGAAAACTGGCTTGACTGAAGAACAGTTCAAGCGAGCCAAAGATCTCGTGTCAACTCTTGACAAGTCTGAAGAGAAGGATATGAATTGGCTTGTTGACTCCACCGAGAAGTTCTGTAAAGACAAAGCTCTATATAATGCTCTGATGCAATCGATTCAGATTGTAGATGATAACAAAAAGGATAGCATCAGTGTTGGTGCTATCCCTAAGATCTTGCAGGACGCTCTCGGTGTTTCATTCGACAACTCGATTGGCCACGACTTCCTTGATGATGCTGATGCTCGTTATGAGTTCTATCATCGCAAGGAAGTTCGTATTCCTTTTGATCTTGACTTCTTTAACAAGATTACTCAGGGTGGCCTACCACGTAAGACACTGAATATTGCTCTTGCTGGCACTGGTGTTGGTAAGTCTCTATTCATGTGTCACGGCGCAGCTCAAAATCTTTTGTCTGGCCAGAACGTTCTTTATATCACCATGGAAATGGCTGAAGAAAGAATTGCTGAACGTGTGGATGCAAATCTACTCGGTGTAACGCTCGACGAATTGAAGGAGCTTCCACAAGCAATCTACTATAAGTTGATTGGTCGTGTTCGTGATCGTGCCAAGGGCAAGTTGATTGTGAAGGAGTATCCAACTGCAACTGCCGGTTCGGCTAACTTCAGGCATCTACTGAATGAACTGAATTTGAAGAAAGACTTTGTTCCGGATATTATCTATATCGATTATCTGAACATCTGTGCTTCTTCTCGTATCAAGGCAGGATCGAATGTAAACTCCTACACCTACATCAAAGCAATTGCTGAAGAGCTTCGTGGTCTGGCTGTTGAGTTCAATGTTCCAATTGTCTCGGCTACTCAGACAACTCGTTCCGGCTATAGTAACTCCGATGTTGGATTGGAAGATACTTCTGAATCGTTTGGTCTACCAGCAACGGCTGACTTTATGTTTGCTCTTGTGACCAGTGAAGAACTTCGTCAACTCGATCAAATCATGGTCAAGCAGCTCAAGAATCGTTATGGCGATCCTGCTGTTCATAAACGATTCGTGATTGGTGTTGACTATTCAAAGATGAGACTCTATAATGTAGAAGCCTCTGCTCAAGAAGATCTCATGCAGGACGACGATGTTCCTGTATTTGATAAGTCGAGTTCTGGTAGTAGACTCAATGAAGAATCAAAGCCAGTTAATAAGTTCAACAAAAACAAATTTCAAGGATTCAAATGATGGTTAACTATAAGATTGTAAATGACAAGCAGCTGATTGATATTGGTGGTGGCTATGTTGAACAAGGTGGTGATATCCTTGAAACCAAAACCGATCAGATTGTACTCTCGGGACTAGGAATGCGTAAGGCTAAGGAGATGGTTCGTCACCTCAATTTTGGTGGTGGATTTGATGGATTCACACCATCATTTTTTTTAGCTAAAACCAAATTTTCTTTTAACGAATCAACTTTTCTCGTATAAATATATGTACACTATGTGGTGCGTGGATTTGCGGTTTCATCCGTAAAAGAGGCAAGTGTCTTAATTGACGACTGGAATAGGCAGGATTACAGGTGGGGTTCCTCCTGCTACACGCATTTGGAGGGGAGTCGAGAGGCTCCCCTCTTTTTTTGTTTACAATATATTCAAAACATGATATAAAGGTTCTCTAGCAAGGAGAATTTTAATGAATCGGTTGGAAAAAATAAAAATCTTAGATGAATTGTTTTTCAATTTAGAAACTCATATCTGGTTTACAGAAGACACATCAGAACAAATTAAACTGAAAGATCAAATTGCCAAATTTGGTAAATTTGAATCGCTTCGTGCTGCCTGGAGGAAAAGAGAAGATCGTCGAGCTTGGTTGAAAAGAGCCAGTGAATATGATATCATTATCGAAGAACTGGATGGCACGACGAGAAAGCAAAATCGCCTTGAATACGAAATTGAACGTGGCAACATAAGCAAAAAAGATTTTGAATTAATTAGCAACGATGCATTTTTTAGTTGACATTTTTATCAAAATATACTATACTAATAATATAAGGAATGAACAAAGGAACTGATTATGACTGCATTTGCTAAAACCAACTTCGAATCTGGCAACGGTGGATACCTCCACTATAACACTGGTACGGAACGTAAGTTCGTTGCTCGGTTCAAGCATCGTGGTCCAGTTACCAAAGCTAAGTTCATCAAGACTCTGATCAAGCACTACACCGTCGAAGAATATTTTGCTCGCCTCGGTGGTGCTTACAACGCTCAAGGTGAAGCTCCTCTGCAGATTCTCATGAACGATGAGATCCTGGTTTTCGATCGTGATGAACTTGGTCGTGGTTACTTCATCCTTGATGGAAAACAAATTTAATTGTTGACATTTTTCCAAATATAGTATAGACTAAACTATCAGATGGCGATGGATCCCGAGTGGGATTTCGTATATTGCTGAATTGCTAGGTGTCCTGGTCCGTCGCCGTCTGATCTTTTTGAGGTTATCATGAACTACGAATTCCCTATCATTAACAACATCTCTGATGTGTTGCCTGCAATCGAAGGCCGCGATGAATTTGTCGTGGCTGTCAAGGAAGGCTACACTGTTATCAACTACAATGTGATGATGGCTGATACGTTCGATTGTAACATTCGTCGTGAATGTCGTGGTATCATTTTTGACACAGTTACTGGTGACATCATTCGTCGTCCGTTCCACAAGTTCTTCAACGTCAATGAACGTGAAGAGACTCAGGACAATGTAGTCGATCTGTCGCAGTCTCATGCTATCCTCGAGAAGCTTGATGGTTCAATGATCGCTCCGTTCGTTGTGAACGATCAACTGATCTGGGGTACGAAGATGGGTGCTACTGAGGTGGCAGAGCCTGTCGAGGATTTCGTCCTGCTTAACGAAAACTATAGTCAGTTTGCACGTTTCATAATCAGACGTGGGTATACTCCTATCTTCGAGTGGTGCTCGCGTAAGCAGCGTATTGTCCTTGACTACAAGGAAGATCAGTTGATCCTGACTGCTATACGTGATCTGACTACTGGTCGTTATATGTCTTTGGACCTTGTAACCAACACAGCCGATCTGTATTTCATTCCAACGGTTCGTGCATT